CTCGGATAGACCGAGCGTGCGCCGTAGCTGTGCGAGGTCCATCCTCGTCTCCTGATTTTGGGAATGTAGGGTTGTCACCCCGAAATTGGGGCGATTGGTGAGACTGACTGCCTCAATCCATTTAACGGTGCCGTCTGGCGTGCTGCCGATCGCGGGAGAAATGCCACGATAGGCGTGATCGCCCATCAGTTCGGCTCCGCGCTTGGTCCAGTTCACGCGGCCCCAGATGCCGTCCTGACGCGCTGCCAGTTCGACCACCCAGCCAACAGCAGGCGTGGACTCCCCCTTCGGTCCGGCAACATGCGTGCTGTGGTTTTCGTCCACAACCAGTTTACCGCCAGCCATATGCATGGAGCGCTTGATGACGTCTGCGGGGTCTTTCAGCACAAACGGCCCGCGACCATCCTTGCCGGCAAACGTGCCAGCAGGTGTCAGATGTATCCACTCAGGCGGCTTGTTGTCCGAACCGTCTGGCAGTTCCATGTGGATTGAGGTTACAGTGGGCATGCCCCTGTTGTGGCGCAGATGCGGTCACTGTTTCAGTGTCCAGCACTGTCCACCCAGCCCCGAAAAAAGAGCGGCTTCATATTTGCCCGCTGATGCACACTGAACCCTTCTACGGGCAATCGGGGCAGACGCCACCCCAAAACGCATCCAGACCCCTTTTAGACCCTTCAAAAAACCTTCAAAAGGTCTACTGGGTCATCCGCGCACCGCGCGGGCAAGATAACCTTGCAGATTATCCATTAGGTCTTCGCGGTCTTCCTCGGTAAATCCAAGGTAAGGACGGGCCGGGATTTCCACGTTATCCAGATGCCAGAGGTGGCCGCCCATCTCAAATGACAGCCAGCGTTTGTTCTTGGGCTGGATGATGCCACCCAACTGATGGATGCGCGAATAGGGCAGCGCAGATCCCCAGACAAGAGAACTGCCACGCACATCCTTGACCAGGGAGCCATACAGATGCCCCATTAACGAGTAGTGGTCGCCACGCAGAATGCCCGGACCCTTTTTGCCAGAAGCGTAGATCGGGTTAAGTGGCGCGTAACTGTCCCAGCGCACACCTCGCGGATCAACGCCTTGCTCCATACGCTTACGCGTGTTGTTGAGGACAGAGTTACCCAGGGCACTCAGCACCCCAGATGGATTGCGTCCTATATCGGCAACCCGATCCAGCGCTGCACGAAGCGGACCAGTATCACCCCTGACAATAACTGATGGCATGACAGGTGGCCTCCTATGATGGTATGGATGCAGCGTGACGCATGGTGATCTGGCGATATTCTCCCCACCAGGGCACGCTCAAACGGGCGGAGCAAATTGCGGGGTTTCCGGGAGGCCCCGCCTGTGCGTCACTTTTCCCCGTCGTCATCCAGTAACAGATCCAGCAACACTTTTCTTGACCGCATCAGGCCACGCGCCTTGGCGTCAGATGTGGGCAGCAGGGAGAGCAGCCAGTTTTCTTTCCTGTCCATCGTTGTTTTGACAATCATGCGATACAGCTGCTTCCCAACGCGCGACAGCAGCAGGACATGATTCTCACCGGCATCCAGAACGGCCTGCGGATGCGCAATCATCTGGGGTATGGTCAGATACTCATCCAGCGTGATCTCAGCATGATGCGTCATGTTCTTTTTCAGATTATCATCTGAAAGCAGAACCGTATCCGCCTCGCTTTTCAGGACACTCTGCACCTCTGTTGGCAATGTCCCGGCATTGGCAACACCCACTGGATGCTCAAACAACTGCCCGATCTGCTCTGCCTGGACGGCCTGCTGCTCGGCTGGCGGAAGCTCGTCCATGGACTTGCCTGCTACTTTCAGTGCCGGAACCAACGCTGTCTCCGCACGCTCTTTTTCAGCTCGCGCCCATAACAGTCCTGGATTGGTCTGAAAGCCCGGATCAATGCCAACCGGCACATGCACGGTCTGTCCTGTTACCGGATTTTTCCATGGCCGCGTCTCAAGGATAGGTGCTTCAGACACCACCCAGTTGTTCTTTTTCAGGTCACGCCTGGACACAGGTTCAACCGTGCAATGGCAATGCCAGCCATTTGGGGGGAAGTGCGTTGCCCAGAACGGATCGTCCGCAGGCAGGATCAATCCGTCCCATGCAAGATGCTGCGGGCGTGGGTGCTGGCAGGCATGGTGCCGATAGCGCCAGTAGGGATAAATATCCAGCGCTTCAGGTGTCGTCAGCTGCCGATACTGCCCTGCAGCATAAGCCGTGCTCAGATTGGTCTGATAAATAATCATGGCCCGCCAGCCGGGCTTGCCCTTGTATTCCCAGCCATGCCGCTTCGCCAGGTCGGGAAACTCTTTCTGCAATTGCGCCAGGGTGACTTTCCCGCGCAGGGCCTGATCAATATTCTTTCTGAAGTCGTTTAAAAGGGCATCTGACATCGCTCCCGCAACGCTGAAGGATCTGGCGTGTGCTTCCGCTTCCAGTTCTCCGAAGGAAGCTGACTGGCGATTTACCTTGCTCCGGAAAAAGGAAATGGCATCCTTGGGGGCCAGTCCAACCCCGGAGACAATGCTGTCAGCCACCCTTCATGCTCTCCAGCATCATGGCTTCCCCCGCCAGTTCCGCCAGGGTCATGTAATGCTCCATAACCTCCTGGATCTGGTCGGTCGGCAGACCAAGTGCATCCATACGGTCGCGCAGATCCTGCTCGCTGGTCGCCTGCTCAAATTCCTTGCGCACCGCACCCGTCAGTTTCTCAAGCGGCTTCTGTGCCTCACGCGCCAGACGCTGGGTCATCAGGTCAATCACATAAGGCCCATCCACACGCACATGGTTGCTCACCAGCCTGCCAATCTGCGCATGCAGCGTGGTATCGGTCTGAACCTGTTGCTCCTGATCATCTGCCTGAGCGTCATGCACCGTTGGCGCTGGGTCACGACTGGGCAACTGCTTGGGTGGTTTCACCTGGGCTGGCTGATCCTTAGCCGGTTGCGGCGCCTGTGGCTGGGCAATCATGCCCACAACGATGTCGCCTTCTGCAGGAGGCTCCATATTCAGGCGGCTCAGAATATCGCCCTGCTTAACTTTCAGCCCCTGCGGCCCCAGTTTCTCAATGGCGGAAATCACATCAGCCAGCGGCGCTTCGTCCGGGCGGCCTATTTTCACGACAGGATAGTTCCCATCGGCTGGCGGCCCAAAACTCATGTCAATCATCCAGCGGATCAGCTGTTCATTGACCGTGTGCGCACACAGCATGGCGTCAGCCCGTTCAATATCGTCCTGAACCTGTTTATGCACCACGGCAGCAGCGTGTGTGCCCTGGCGCGCATCCGTCGTTCCGGTGTTGCCCAGGACAGCTTTGCTAGTCTGCTCATCCAGCCATTTGCACCGATCCTCATGAACACTGTTGGACCCAGCACCATTCTTCGGCTCAATGAACTCCATCATCATACTGTCGGGAATCATGATGCCCAGTTGACCGGCACTGCTGACAATCGCCTGCCAAAGTGTGGCGCGGTCATCATCCGTGCTGTCGCGACCGAATTTGCCAACGCGGATCGGGATACCAAACGCCTGCACAAACACGCCCCAATCACGGTTTGAAAACAGTTTGAACAGGCTGTTAAACGCAATCGCTCGCGTCAGCCCCTGATCAATTGTCAGGCCAGACCATGACGAATGCCGATGGATGAGTGCCGTTCTCGGCTCAATGGATTTGAAACCCATTTCAGGAACAGCGCCCTGCATGTCGGGCGTAACGCCTGCGGCAACGTCATCCCGCAGCATGATGGTTTCACCGTCCTGGTAGGAGACGTCGAACCAGCGCTGTGGCCGCCAGATCAGTTTTTCCGGCCAGTAATTTCCGGGCTCAAGATGCCACTGAAGCGCCTGCACGGAAAAACCCTTGGCAATCGCATCCAGCATATCAAACAGGCTACGCTGCAAAATGCCCTTGGCAATCCAGTCACGAACAAATTCAGCGTGCTTTTTCTGCTCGGGCGATGACCCGGCGTCTTCAACCGTGATTGGCAACTGACTGACAGTGCGTTTCCGCGTGCTCAGCACACCCAGATAATGCAGATCCTTCTGCTCAATCAGTTCACAAAATTCATGCCATGCCTGGGAATTGCCCTGCTTGGCAGAGCGCAGCATTTCCCCAACAGATGCCGGGTCGACCCACTCCATGGACAGGGTGCTGATGGCAGAGCGAGATCCCGTCAGGTTCGCGCCCCCGACGGCCTGCTTCTGCAGCATCCATGCAGGAAATGGTTTGCCAGTTACCGAGTCAATCAGGGCCATGGTTATTTCCCGTTTTCCTGGCACACCCGAACCTGATCGCGCAGCCCAACGTAATCGCCCACCACCCGATGGGTCATGGTCGCCTGTGGTGACGCCGCCAGTTCCCGCGCCAGTTGGGTCTGTTCAGCCAGTGAATACGTCACCAATGTAGGGCAGATGGTTTTATACCGGACGCTGTCGCAGCCACTCAGCAGCGGTGCAACCACGGCCAGTGCTGTCAGCGCTATCAGAAAACGTATGGATCGGGGCACAAGCATCACAACGTGCCAGCCTTCAACCGCGCCTGCAGCGCAGCATCGTCCGCAGGAGCATCTGCTTGCGCCTGGGCCATCCGCTGGGTGACAGCAACAACCAGATCATCTTCCTGCTTTTCTTCAGCGCTGTCGGCTTCGGTTTGTTTCTTTTGGCTGGCCTGCCACACTGCCCAAATAATCCAGGCAGACCCGGCAAAAATAAACGCCACCAGAATGGTTAGGCAGATCCACTGCACGTCGGTCATAACCGCACACTCCCGCGCAGGCCGGATGCATCGCGCATTCCAGACCGCTCCATCATCAATTCACGCTCAATGGGCCAGTCGCCGCTGACATTCGGATCAGTGTTACCGCGCAAAGGATTGGGGACCGCCTTAAAGCTGTATTCCATGGTGTCCGCCCGACTGGCGGCAACCGCCATGGCCAGCGCAATGGCGGCATCACCATGCCGGTTTCCAGTCTTGTCTGTTGTTCGTGCATCTGGAATGCGGGCCACACCGCGCACCATTTTAAGAGCACGAATGTCATCCTGAATATCGCGGTCTCGCGGGAGGCTCAGCATCCCGTCTTCAAACGCAGCCTTCAGAGGCGGCATGTTTTCCCGATACCAGCTTTCAGACAGCATCACGGCCTCAACACGGCTGCCGTAACGCTGCACGGTCACTTCCGCCAGATACTGGCCGTTACCCCGCGCATCCAGCTTCCCGGCCCGGAAACGTGGCAGCCCATCCAGCACAAAGAACAGCACCCGCTTCTGTTCCTCAAACGGGATGTTGCGCAGTTCCAGAACAAAAGCTGTACGGCGTTTCAGGTCTTTCCCGATTGCCATAACCCAGATCACGGTCAGATCCCCGCTGCGCCCGAAATCCTCACCAAATACGTAAGGATCATTGGGGTTCAGGCTGTCCAGAACTGGCATGATCTCGTCGCGGCAGAACGCCAGCGTCTCCATCTTGCGTATATCTTCGGGCAGTAGCGCAAATTCTGATTTCCGATCCCAACGGATCACCGGCACATCGGCAGAACTGCACGCTTCAATCAGCGGAAGCGGGATATAGGTTCCCGTGCTGGGCGAAGGAATGCAGAACAACTCTTCATCTGCAGCGTCTCCATAGAATTTGATGATTTCACTACGCCAGGCATCTTCTTTGAGCTGCGTCCACTCATCGTCTTTTTTCTCGCATATCTTGCGGAATAGACCGTCTCTCAAAGCATCATCAAAGGTGGTTCTAAGCAGCTTGTAAGGCTTCCGACCGGAAAGGATATCCTGCACCAGCAGGTTGAAAGGGTTCGTGTCGCCATTATGGGTGCTGATAATCAGCACTTTCCCACCCCACATCAGAAGGGCTAGCGCTGCTTTCAGCAACTCCTCAAGATCATCATGGAACGCTGCTTCGTCAATAATCACCAGCCCCTGCATCCCGCGCAGCGCACGAGGCATAGAAGGAAGTGCCAGCACTTTATTCCCGGACGCAAAATCCATCCGGAAAACTTTGATGTCCTTCTCCGGGTTTTCCGGGTCACGGAAAAAGCTCTCCTGAACCTGACCAGCTACCGTCTGCATAATCTCTGCATGCTCAGCGCAGTAATCAATAAACTCACGGGCCATCTCAAGATTGTAGCCCATGTAGAAAACGTCCATCCCGCCAGCAGCCTGCGCCATGCCAGCAGCCAGATCGCCAACAAAGGAGGCGGCCCAAGAATACCCTGTTCTGCGGGATTTCTCTGCGACGGTGACAGGATTTTCCCAGACAGAGGCCATAAGTTTTGCCTGATACTCAAGAAAAATTCCGGAGAGGGCGGCTTTTTCGGTCATTGCTTTTTCACTCCAAAAGCGCCTTCCATCAGGGCCTTCACTGTTTCAGCGCTGATACCGCGCTTTTTTGCTTCAGAGACCACATGCTGTTCGGCCTGAGCCTTCAGGCGTTTTTCAACACGCGCCTCAATCTGTTGCTGATTATCAATATCCGCCTTGGAACTCTTGGTCAGATGATCAATAGCTTTTGCCAGCAGCATGATCCCTTCAGGATTACCCTTCAGAGCAGCAAGACCATCCGCATCAGCTTTCTCTTCGGATGCCAAGTTCAGATCCAGAATGACAGAATGCAGCAGCTCAATATTCAACTGAGCAGAGCGTGACGCAGGCGCATCCCCAAGCTGTCGCACAAGCGCTTCAGCTATGTTTCGGCTGTGCCGTAGCTTTTGACCAACCTTCTCCATTGACTGCACATGCCGTCCGAGTGCAGAGCGGCTGATGCTGGTCACATCCAACTCACGCAGTGCAGCTAGAATTTCATCTAGCGTGTGGCCATTGCCACGCAAACGCCCGATTTCATCCCGGATTTCAGGCTCGAGCTGGTCTACGGAAGATGGTCGCGCCATTACTCAGCCCACCGTGCGCCGCGCAACACCGGCAACGGTCACCATACCCTGTGCTGCCCGCAACCCATCATCCGTCAGACGGACCAGCCAGAGTTCACCGCCGTGACGGGGCAGTTTTTCAATAGCAACGCAATGGCGATGCTGCAGAAACGTCAGATCATCACGCATGGTATCGCGGTCAGTATCGCGTCCTGTCTCGCAAACAGCACGCAAGATGACATCTTCGGATAGCTGCCCATCGCGCATCTGCGCCAGAGCATCAAGAACTTTACGCCGCCGATCAGCAACGATTTCAATCGCAGGGCTCATACTGAAAAACTCCTAAAATTACGGGCAAGAGGAAGAAGTGCTGATGTCAATCGCTCAATTGCGCCCATCATCTGGAAATGAATCTTGTGAAAATCCTCAGCACGAGGATCACATCTGCCACCGCTGCGCTTTTTGAACGGCCCGACAGGACGGCGACGAAACATTGAGCGCTTCTTCCGATTTTTCATGATTTATCCGCCATGTGCCCACGAATGATCGTATGCAGCAGTTCGTTATTATTTTTGCCGTCCCGCTGAACCAGTTCGAGCGTATGCCGAACCTGCTCCAGTGTTGCGGATTGCGCCCGAACTTCGGAAAGTGAGGACTCAAGCGCCACAACACGCGCAGTCAACCGGCTGTGGTTTCCCAAAAGGGTCGGATAGCGACCCAGAAGAAACAATGCCGCAGCACCGCCTAACGCACTGATTACGGCCAGCCCATGCAACACGCTCTCCCAGGTCATCCGGTTAGCCTGCCTTTGTATCGGTAGAGGCTGCGGGAACAGCAGCATCACTGGGAACCGGCACAAAAATGCCAGCCAGATCAGCAATGGCCGCCTTGACATGTGTCACCACAACGTCCTGCTTGGGCACGGCAATTCCCAGATCGCGCAGCAGACCAATGGTCCCGTCGATTGCTTCCTGTGCAACAGGATTGCTGGTTTCCCAGCTTTTGAAAGCGGTCTGCAGGTGATCAACACCATCATCCACTTTGGTCACGGCTGCCTTGACCGCAGTCTGGGCAGCCGTGTTGTAAGCCGCCATCTTGTCGCCCAGTGCTGCGGACCCGACGTTCCCCAGCAGACCGAACAGAGACGGCAGTAAACTTGCCAGTTTCATGCTTGTTTTTCCGTATGGGTTTGCAAGCGTTGCAAACCCGGTGCGGCGTTGCGTCTACGCCGTTCAGGTCACAAACCGAACGCGCCCGCCCGGTCCGTTCAGATCAAATGGACAACATGTCCACTTGATTTCAGGCGCTGGCGGGAGGCGCGTTTTGCGCGGCCAGAAGCTGGTGCGCGAAGGCCACCCGCGCTTCCAGGCGGTTCAGCCAGCCATCACCAAAAACAGAGAATTTCTTAAAACTGCGGTATGCCGCTTCCTGTTGGGATGCGAGCGCATAAACCAGCATGACATCGTGAGCCTGCTGTTCGGCGGCAGCACGCAATGTCAGGGGGCCAATGTGGCCGTCAGGGGAAACACCCAGCCATGTCTGAAACTGTTCGGCATAATCATGGGAAAGGAATGGTGCGATGCGGTAAAGCGCAGCATTCTCAACCGCGAACAGGGTGTCCGGCCCCATAACCCCATCAACATGCGCAACACCGGTAACGGTCTGCAGATGTTTAACCGCCCGTTCAGGGGTGGAGTTAAACCCGAAATCAAACAGCATCACGTCCACGCCTGCGGGCAGATCACTGCAACCCATCACCTGCCAGAACCGTTGCGCGGCAATATCACGCGCCTGACCAATGGTAATCCGCCGCATAATGGCTGGTGTCACAGACGAAACAGACCCCATCACCAGCGCCATTAGCGCTGCAGATATGCCGTATTTCGTGCCTGCAAGATTACCACGCCCAACGCGGCCACCGCTCCAGTTGCCGTCGTCAGCTTTATTGCACTGATAACCACCCTCGGCAGCCATCGTGAAATCCAGCGATTGTGAGAGGTTGTTTCGCATGACCTGCACAGTATGATGGTGCAGGGGGTCTAATCAGTGTCTCAGGTTGTACACGTTAGCCGAACATATCCATTTGCCCTGGGTTTATGGGCCTCATTCGCGGGCGTTCCACCGCCTCATTTTGCAGCAGATAACTCACTCGGCCCCATGTCAGCCCAGTCCGCGCAGCAATATCGTTATTGTTAAAACCACGTTTTGCCAACATTGCCACACGCCAGTTTCGCGCCATGGGCACCTGATACTGCTCGCCACCACGATACCGGCACACAGCAGATGCAACGTCAGCACCGTGCATTTCCTCTAGCACTGAACCTGTTGGCTGGTTGGGAATGTATAGCCTTTTCCCAGCATTCGCCTCAACAAACTCCAATGCTGCATCTTCCCCAACGGCATCAACCAGCCACGAGATTGAGGAGGGAGCCTGCACCAGAAAGCCTTTCAGTTTTGACGGGTATTAAAACGCATTTAAATGGCTCTTAAATTCCAATTAAAGCCATCACGTCGGCGCACTCTACAGTTTTTCGGTGTCCGTATCTAGCGCATAAAAAAGGGAGCCTTTCGGCTCCCCCTGTTAAAAAAACATATTGTCTCCTTCATCGTCAGGCGGCGTTCTACTTGCCCACCACATCATCGCTAACAAATAAGCGTAAAAACCTGATGCAATAACGATAGCATTCATGTCGCACCCATCTCTTTCAATGCATGTCGGCTTTTACAGGGATACTATTAGCCATTCTCTGAAAGCAGATTGCAGACAGAAGAAGATTAACTGCTCCATCAACAAGACATTTGGCAGCGCTTTCATAATCACCAGATTCAAACTCGCAGATGCTGATAGTCACATCCTCCTCGGATGATCTAATCAACGCATCAACTTCTAGAATGTCTTCCTTGCTCAAAGCATCCAGAACTCTCTGACCGGCACCAGAAAGAACCTGACCCACATCCACCTCTGTCGGACGAACACGCTCATTCATGATGCACCGCGTTCCAGTCTCATTTTCCACGCCTTCAGTCCCTCAATCACCTTCCGGGCGCTAGGTTCATCCAGAAACTCTGGAGCGCTTACGCCAGTCATGCGCTGCACATAGGCCCGCAGTGCTTCACGTGTGCCGCCTGTCCGCAGCAGCGGAGCCATATCGCCCCATATTGCGTACACTTTCCGCACATGGAGTTTTCCGCTTGGACTTTTCCCACGGAAGCCAAGGCGCTTCATTTCCGCAAGAACATCATGAAGCTGCCCAACGCTACACTGGGAAGACGATGTGCGCTTCGTCACCCGCTGAAGGAGGGCGCGGTAATCCGCGTCCTCCAAGCCCAACTACTTTCTGGCCACATGGATCTTGCGCACCATCATGGCTCGACCGGGCACTAAAGTGGATGTTTTATCACGCATGGTTCTGGTCATGACTTTTCTCCGCCTGAATATTCCATGAGATCACAGCGTTTTCTGGCAGCAATTCCGTTGTGCCATGTCGTCCGCAACCAAGGCACAATGCCCTCCAGCCTGCAAAGCGTTCTCCACGGCGCATAACTTTGCTGATCTTGATATCGGTTTCCTGGCATTCAGGACAACTGTGAAGTCTCTCTCTCATGGCGCAGCATCACTTTCTCTTTCCAATGAGGAGCAAAGCACCTCAGCAGCACGCCCCAGAAGCCCTACAGCCTGCAAGCTATTTTGCACCCCATGCTCACCAATACGGACTTTGCCATCGGCAAATAGATACACAGTGATGACTGCGCTTATTTCTTTATGGCAGGAAGCCCTATGAGCCATGTGCTCCACAAAATCGACATCCGTCACTTCACACCTCACAATGCAGAAAACTGAAGAGGGATCTGCTTCCATTCCAGATCTGACTTCTGACGCTCATAAAAGCGTATCTGCAGACGGCTTCCGATGGTCTGGATACTGTCCTCTATCGCCATCTGCGCATCCGGCCAGAGAGGATGATCAAGTTTAATACCCTTCAGCCCCTTCAACTTTTCAACGCTGATGTTCCCGGTTTTCTCATCGCGCACGAACGCATTATTCAGTAGGGCGCGAAGACCCGGATCGACGCCAACGGTAATATCTTCCAGCACCTGGTTAACCAGAGCCTGTGCCGCCATCACTGATCCTGTAACACTTTCATATTTTGCAGTGGTAACAGTCACTTTGCGCAGCTGATCCATGGTGGTGATTGTCATGGTGCCACGGTCACCACTGGCACGGCCAAAGCGCTGGGCATTATAAATCGCCATCAGGCTGCGCTGATAGAGATCAATCATGCTCCACATTTCTTCTTTCTGGCCAAGCATCAGATCGTGAAGCGCCTGTGCCGCATCCACCAGTTTATTGGTAAAGTCGTTGGCCAGAAGAATAGGCCCCTGGACAACCTCACGGGGATATTCCGTGCCACCCGGCGTCATGACTGTTCCAGCCCGTGAAGGGATAAAGATTTCTACGTTTTCCATAATTATTTCCTCAGTGTTTCGTTGTTGACGGTTTTGGCTGAAGGCCGCTTTTCTCTCGCTCTGTAAGAAATGCACTCGCTACGGAAATCAGGAACATCGCGCGGCCGACTGTTGGGGCGACGTTCATTTCAAAAGAGGCGGTCATGACATCCAACTGCTCAGTCGCCACGGCGTCCTTCATGGCCGTGACGTATGCCAGTAAGTCATCAAGAATAAATGCAATGCATTTCCCGTTATTTTCGGACATGAACCGGGACATCTCATGCACCGCAAAGGCTGAAAGATCATTGGGATCAAGAACACCTTTGAGAATGATCTGACCTTCTCCTGCTCGCCCGTCGCTCATACGTCTCTCCTGTTCATGGCGGAGTAATAGGAAATCAGCTCTGGCGAGATACCGGTCAGGCTGACACGCAGCTTTTCCAGACACTCGTATGCCTGTTGGTCACTAAGCCGGTCCGTTATCCCCGGAACGGCGTAATACTGGCCGTTCCAGGCGCGCGCTTTCAATGCTGTGCGGATTGCGTCTCGTGTGCCGCAGCACAGCGGAAGCATGCCGTCTGGGAATCCAACGCCAGGGCGAAATTCAATCCTGCCTGAACCGTGAACCCACGCCGTCATCAGCGCATCTTTTGCAATGCGGGCGCTCATGCCCGCACCTCGGTGAATTCCGCAATAATAACGACGGGCAACTGGATTTTGGCATGCGCCAGCATTTCGCCAGCCGCCGCCAGATCGCGTTCCGCAGCATCAAGAAGGTCCGCAAGTCGGGCCATCCAGACAGCCGCTTCCTGCCGGTCCTGATTGCGCAGAAGCGTAAACACCCGCGGCTCGGCATAGGCGCTGGCCCCCTGACGCAGTTGTTGCGCCACCAGGCTAATCTGTTGCATTGGCTGAGCCATCAGATGCACTCCATGGTTTTAAGGATTTCAGTTGCAGTCGTTGCCTGGGGGTAGCTTTCAAAAAACTCCGCCATCAGATCACGCCGTTGATGGGCCATGCGCAGGAAATAGACGCCCTGACGAACAGTGTTCACAAGACTGCCTGCGGTCACGTCTCCACCCAGCGAGCGCAACAGAGACCGGATATCCCGCAACAGCGGCGTGAAACGGTCAGGCTGGCTATAGACGCTGCCCTCAACAACGGCCCGAAGAACGTCAGAAGGGTTTGGCATTTCAAGAATAGACATCAGGCGGCCCTCACACGCGCTTTGGGGAACTATCCCGTCATATGCTCGCCCCAGGCCGTTTCCAGATCGGCCTTCGTGATCTGATCACGGCCCTTTACACGCGCAATCTTCACAGCATTGCGCAGAACCTTGGTCATGCTGCGTAAGCCGCCAGAGCATTTGCCAATTCCCTTGGCGGCGTCACGCGCTTCATTATCTTCCACGCCCCATTCATTCAGCAGCAGGCACATATCCTTCTGCCGTGGAGAGCGGATGTTTTTGCGCAGACCGATGCGACTGAACAACTGGGCAAACTCAGGCGTCCGTCCCATCCCATCGAACTTGCCGTTCAGCGGCGCATTCCCCATGAAGACAACGCCAATTTCCGCAAGGTCATGGATAGACCGCAACTCTTCAATGGCGCGCACGGACAGATGCTGCGCCTCATCAATAATCAGCAGCCCTTCCGTATCCTTCAGGCGGCGGATGATGGCGCGAATACGCCGCTGCCCCTTATCAGCACAGCCAAGCGTTTCCGCCAGCTCCTGCAACACCGCAGATGGACTGGATAGGCTGGGGTCCGCTGTAAGAAGCCACACATTATTGGTGCGGGCCTGGTAGGCTTTGGCCGCCATGGTCTTGCCCACGCCTGCATTGCCAGCAACAACAGCCAGATCGACATCAAACTGCGCACTTTCCATCACATTGATCAGCATGCGTGCCGTGTCAGTCATCACAAATCCGGGCACGGTCGGGCGCATCATCCGGCTGCGTTCCTTGGCATCCTGTGCATCCAGCCATGCCTGCAGCTTCCCCGCCATCTTTTCATTATCGCCATTGTAACTCTCGGAAAGGAAAGAGCTGATGGCAGAGGGAGAGTATCCCACCGCATTCGCAATCTGGGGAAGCGAGAGATTTTCCCGCTCTTTCCGTTCCTTTACGGCCTGAAGAAGGCGCGCGTGGTCATTCATGATCTCGGTCATGTGAAAAAATTTCCTGTTTTATTTGAGCGTTACTGGCTCGGTTCAGTCTTCGTCAGTATCAACCAGCCGGAGCGACCGCTCCGCAGGCCGGGTCATTTCGTTATACTTGGTCAGGTAGTCGGCATCTTCGTCTTCATCGTCAAAATGCGCTACCGCTGCATTGCCATTACTTACAAACGGCTTGGGCCGCAGTGGACGCACCACCTTGGTTTCCACAAGGTTTTCCTGCACCTCAGAAATCTTTGGCATCATATCCACCATTTCCTTCGGGGTCATGGTGCGATGCACATCAAGAATTTCCTTCGTGGCACGTGCAATCTTGCGGTTGTTACGCTGACTCTCACCGGCTGCATGCGTATCAAAGAAGCCCGTTCTCTCGATAATTGGCGCATTACCAAGAAACACGCCCTTCGCATCATAAACATGCAGATCCGCATGCAGGTTCTGCGGGTCATAGCGAACCACAACCTTCTGCCCCAGATGCTCATGCAGGAAGTCTGCAAAATACCGGTTCTTCATGAAGCGGATGGAGCCGTTAAGTTTGTTCACCGTTACGTTTTCCGCCGCCATCAGCCACAGATGCCGCTGGGCTTCTGTGGCTTTCCGGACTGGACGGATGGCAAGACTTTCAGAAAACGCCTGAAAGAAGCTCTTCTTGCCACCGCAGGTCGGTGTATTCCTTTTAGGGCGGTTATTATGCTCCTGAATGCCCTCTTCAACGACCTTTAAAAACTCAGCCAGCGGGATTGCCTTGCTGCCATAGTTCTCCGGCTTGGCAAGCGGGTTGTTGCCCACATACGCTCCGGCAAACCGCAGATCCTTGGCAATGTTTTCCTCCATATCACCAAAAGCCCGCTCAATAGGTTTTGACTGACCATGACGGGGGATAGCCCAGTGGGTTTTCACCCCCAGAATGGTCATAACCCCGTTGACATCATCCTCCTTCACCTTGAACCGGAAGCGGGTTTTTGCGCCGCCCGTCATCCGTTTTGACGCAAAGGCCCGCCCGTTATCCATCAGGGCTTCCTCCGGGATGCCCCACTTTTCAATCATGTCCCCAAACGCCAGCTGGATCAGGTTCGTGTTCTCAGATTTGTCAACCCGCCAGGACAGGATTGTATCGCTGTACAGATCCTGCCATGCCGCCATAACGGGGCGGCCAATCGTCCCGTCCGGCCAGAGCACGAAAATATCCCACTTATGCCCGTCAGCATTCACGGCCTGCATGGCATGCAGATATGTACGGTCACGCTCCTGGGCAGGGATCATCTGTTTGGCAGCATCACGCCCGTGGCGCGCCATCGTGACTACCATCTGCGGCAACTCTTTCACGCGCCGCTTCATGGTGTTTATGCTCGGTATGACCCATCCCTGTTCTTCAGCCGCCTTCACAAGATCCCGGTAGCACTTCTCGAACTTCGGCTTTTCCGGCTGCAACCAGCGGGATTTGAAGAATTCAAGAGCCTGCTCATCACACCCGGCATACTTCTTCCGGTTCCCATGCAACCGGTCAGCCAGCGCAGGCAGCCAGTCGCACTTGTCCAGGCCACGCACATCACGATACCAGTTATAGATCGTGGTTTTACCCACCTTCTGGTCTTTGGCGATGTGCGCTATGGCCAGTTTTTTCTGGCAGCACTTCGCCTCAATCCAGCTTTCGACCATCATCAGGATACGATGCGCTTTCTCCGCACGTTCCCGCTTATGCTCTGGCAGCTTCCTGTATCTGGCCCATAACTCGTTTCTTTCTCCATGCTCCTCTTCGCATTCCGGCTCTACCGGGGCCTGAATGCGCGCCACCAGTGCGGCCTGGGCAATCGTGTCCAGAACGTAAGGCGTGAACTCATAACCACCGCCACGCCCATTCCGACGCCGCCAGCACTTCCCTTCATTCTCAGGATCAAACCAATTCTCCATCTTGGCTTTCAACTGATATGCACGGGCAGTCGTCGGCATGCCGGGAAGCTGCAAAGCCGCCAGTTCAGCAGGAGAAAACCACTGAACGCTACTTAGCATGCCGCACCCCCGATCATACGGGGAAGAGATGCGGTCTGGCCACATTGCCAGACTCGCACCACCCCATCCACCTTGTGGCTGCACAACCCAAACAAGGAGGAAACTGTGACACCATTACCATATGGCTGGCGTAGAATTCCGGCGGTAGACGCTCCGGACATCATCTTGCCCTTAATGGATATCATTCGGGAATTCGGCCCTGAACCAGAAACAATAAAATCCACACCACTGAACTGGAATGAAGTAGCGCACCTTGACGCCGCAATAGACCGCTTCATTGATGGCAAGAATGACAAAACGGCATGGCGGGATTTACCACCGGGTGCATGGCGCGTTTTTTCTGAAATGGTGAATAACCTTACGGCGCAGGCGATAGAGGCGCAGAAAGCAAAGAAAACATTCATGATTGCACCCCCCGAAGTGACGGATGACGATCTGTGGAATTTTGTACTCGCAACCGAAATTCGTTCGCCGAGATAGCGCCGGAAATGTAATCAAAAACGAGAGCTTTCGCCTCGTCTTTCAGTGACTGCGATGTGCATTCAGGAGCAACTACCGCCGCACAGGCATGCTCCTGATCAATCTGAGAAAATAGCTTCCCCACCATCAGAACCGCCCTCCCATCTGACGCCGCAGGCCCATTTCCATGCGCGTCAGCTCTTTCTTCCGTTCCGCTACTGCCGCCAGTTCGATCATCGGCAGATACCGGCGCTCAATAACGGTCCAGCCGTGGCCTTCAGCCAGAAACTCAACCAGACGCCGGTCTCCCGTTGCCCCGATCAGGGCATTGAAGCGCGGCACGCTGATCTAGTGGTCTTCCCGCTGGCCGGAGGCGTAGGCATTCAGCATGTTCACGCTGATAGGCCGCCCCATGATATCGCTCATGATGTCAGCCACCTCAGGCCGTGACTTCCCGCATTCTTCAAGCGATACGGAAATCCCCCGGCACAGCCGAAACTCGAACGTGTTCCCCCGAACCAACATAGGGTCATACCCCGTGGTGATAACGGGAGGCTCCCAATCCAGCAGTGAGAGCTGGCGGGTGTCTGTTTTCCGGCTCATGCTGCCTCCCGTTTTACTGCGGAGGCAGAATTACGAATGGATGCATCGCACGCCGCGATCTCCAGAAAGACATCATTGCCGCAATCAAGCGCATAGAGGATGTCAAACAGCACATTCAGCTTGATGCCACCGCCGCCCAATTCAATGCGCTCAATCGTCCGGATGGCGCGATTACTTTCATGGCAAAGCTGCAAAGCTGTCCATCCGCGCTTCTTGCGCTCGCGCTGGATAATTTGACCCACGGAGACAGCCAGATCGTCCGCGTTTACGTTCACGTCGTTCACGCCGCATCCTCCAGATCAAACTGAGGCTGCAAAAACTCCTGAAAGCGCAGTTTGGTGGCGTCATCCGACCGGTTCCAGAGCGCCACCAGCTTGTCATAAGTGGTAGGCGGCTTCTTCTTCGGCTGGTTACGGATCTGCCGCAGGATTTCGGAAACATTCTTCACCCCCGGCCACTGCACAACAAAGTCCGCAATCTGCCGCTGGTATTCAGGTGTCTCCCGAGACAGCGCATCCAGCTGCGCACCATTGTTCGCCAGCCATGTTCCTGCAATTTTTTCACGCACATCAGGCGTAATGCTGGTATAACGATGCACAGAGCGCCTGACGGAACGGGCATCTAAACCGAGCTTCTGGGCGGTTGCCTCGGTAAAGGACGGAATCAAGTGGACAAGGCTGTCCACTTGATCCGACTTCCGGTCTCCACCGTGCTTCGTTTCAGGGTGCAGCGCCTCGTAAACCTCTTTCCGCTTCGCCAGAAAGGTCGCCTTATCCAGCTCATTCAGTTCGCGGCGGCAGATGTTTTCATCAATTTCAAGCAGCTGTGCTTCAAGGTCATTCGCCTTCACAACCACAGCAAATGCGGTTTCGATACCGGCCAGAGCCAAGGCCCGCATCCGGTGCGCACCGGCAATCAGCCGATACCGCTTTCCAGACTTTCGCACTTCAATTGGGGTACGCTGCCCTTGTTCCTGCATACTTGCCGCAATGACGGCTGCAGCATCATCATCAATCCCGCGCAGACGATCGCCAACGTCAATCTCTGTCAGGGGAATAGACACTACTGATAGTAGTGGCTGGGGCACTGTCATGTTCAT